GAAGCTCCGCTCGAACCACGGCCCCGTGACCACCGGCGTCCATGTCACCGAAACCGGCGAGGATGAGTTCAGGCGCGATGCCGCCGACTCCCTGCTTCTTCGCTCCGGGCGGATTGCCGTGGAGAAACCGTCCGACGGCGCGAGGCAGCTCTCCCAGATGAGCCTCCGCGACATGGCCATCGAGTGCCTCTCCCGCGAAGGTCGCCCTGTCGGTTCCCTTCTTCGGATGAGTTCCGACGATATCTACGGCGAGATGGCCCGTCAGTTCTATAACCCGACGGCAGCGTTCCCCGCCATCCTCGATGAGACCATCCGCAAGAGCATCGTCCACCTCTACAACCACGTGCCTACCACGTTTCAGGCGTTCACGACCAGAGGGAGCCTGAAGGACTTCAAGACCACCCCGGATCACGAGTACGTCATCGGCGGCGTGGGCGACTTCCTGCTGGTGCCGGAGAACGGCGAGATCAAGGCGGATATGCCCCGCACGGAGCTGCTCCCGCAGCGCAAGCTCGACACCTACGGCAAGCAGTTCAGCATGACCCGTCAGGCGTTCATCAATGATGACATCAGCTTCCTGACCGAAGTCCCCGGCCTTTACGCGACCGCCGCGAAAAAGACCATCGACAAACAGGTCTACAAGCTCCTGTTCAACAACGCGAAGATCTACGACGGCAAGAAGCTGTTCGCTGCCGACCACAAGAACCTGATCGCCACCGGCAGCAAGCCGACTCAGCAGAGCATTCAGGAGATCATCCTCCAGATGCAGAAGCAGACTGACCAGTTCGGCGAGGCCATCTACATCACCCCGCGCACCATCATCGTCCCCGTCGGCTACGAGTTCGACCTCGCGGTGATCCTGCACAGCACTCAGGTGACCGGCAGCGCGAACAACGACATCAACCCGCTGTACAACTACCCGCTGCAGATCGTGCAGTCCCCCGTCCTGAACGCGCTGGCCGGTTCCAACGCCTGCCCGTGGTTCATGGTCGCCGACAGCGCGAGTGCGCGTGGCATTCAGGTCGACTACCTCAACGGTCATTACACCCCGACCACCCGCCGCATGGAGACCCCCGGCCAGCTCGGCTTTGTGTGGGATATCTACCTCGACTGGGGCATCAGCGTCCGCGATTACCGTGGCATCGCCATGAACCCCGGCGTGGTCGTCGGCTAATTTAGGAAAGGAGATAACCAGCCATGACTAAGGCAACTTATCTGCAGAGAGGCGAGGCGCTGGACTACACCAACGCCACGACCGACACCATCGAGGCCGGTTCTGTGATCGCTATCGGCAACCACATCGGCGTCGCTGGCACCGACATCGAACCCAACGCGGTCGGCAGCGTCCACATGGTCGGCTGCTTCGAGATCGCCAAAACCAGCGCCAGCGAGGGAATCGCGCAGGGTGCGCCCGTCTACTTTGACGGCACCGGCATCACCGGCACGGCTCCGTCCGGCGAGGGCGCGATCACCAGCGCCATCGGCTACGCCGCCGCCCCCAGCACCGCGAGCGACACCAACGTTCTGGTCAAGCTCAATGGCTAAGTTGATCGCCCTCTCCCACATTCTGGTGGGCAACCGGGAATATCATCCCGGACAGGCGCTCCCTTCGGAGAACGCCGAAACCGCCGCCGCGTGGGTAGAGAGCGGCGCAGCCATCTGGCGTGACGATGACTACGAACCGCTTACCTTTGCAAAAGCGAGACCGGCAACGGCAACCGCCGGATTGCCCGGTATCTCAGTCGGCGGAGAAGCCAGCGGCGACGATCTGGTCGGCAGAGTTCCGACCACGCCCCAACGAAAGCGAGGTAGACATGGCAAGCCCCAGCTTTAAGGACATCATCAAGCGTGACATCAAGCAGACCTTCCTCAATCTGGAGGAATTCGGAGAAGAACACAGCGTGAACGGCGAGACCGCCACCGTGATCTTCGACGATATCGAAAACGTGGAACGCGAGAAGAAGATGCAATCCCATGCCGACGGCATCCATGTGCGCCAATATTTCCTCTACATCGCGGCTGATGATTTCGGATCGCTCCCCGCGCAGGGCAGGATCGTCACCGTGGATGGCAAGAAATACATCGTGGTCGACGCAACGGACGAAGCCGGGATCTACGGCATTACGCTGGAATCGAATCGGAGTGGTAAGGCGTGAAAGCAAAAACCACCATGACGGACGGTCTGCTCCGTTTCGAGGTAGACCAAGACGTTCTGAAGATGATCGAAAAGGCGCTCGGCAGCATGAGCAGCCAGAGCCGGAAGGTGCTGAAGAACGCCGTCAACGCCACCGCCAAACAGGCCAGAACCGATATGGTAAATAAGGCCAAAGAGGAATACACCGTCAAAAAGAAGAAGCTGAACGAAAACGTCACCAAGAAGAACGCCACGGTCTCCAACCCGGAAGCGACCATCACGGTCAAAGGGAAAACATTGGAGCTGCGCGAGTTCAAGGCCACCGCACCTAAACGCGGAGCAAAAGCTCAAATTCTTTCAGGCGGCACCCTGAAGCTCATCCAATCCAAGAGAGGCAGCAGAGCAAAGGCGTTCCTCGCAACCTTCTCCAGCGGACATCAGGCCATCGTCCAACGGCAGGACGGAAAGACCTACACCTCAGACGGAAGAAGCAAGCGAGCCGCGAAGTACGGCAAGTACGCCGACATGACGCAGATCAAAACGCTGCTTTCCATTTCGGCACCGAAGATGATCGGTGACGAAAAGAAGGTGTTCGGCGTGATCCGTCCGAAGATTTACGAGAACCTCGCCGTGAACATTCAGAAGGAAATCAACAAGGTGGTGAACTCCGCATGACAGCAAGAGAGCTGCAGAAAGACGTGATCGAAGATTTGAAGGAGCTGTTCAAGCACACCCTCTACCAGACCCCGGACGGCGGACAATCTGTCCTGAACTTCTTCGAGCAGTTCCTGCCGCAGCTGGAGAGCGATGACGATGACGATCCGTACCCTTATCTCATCGTGAGGGTGGACAGCGGAGGAATCGCCACGCAGACCGACCCGCATAAGATCGCCCTTCTGCTCGTGATCGGTATCTACGATGACAAGGAAATCACCCACGGCCACGAGGCCGTGCTGGAGATCATCGAACGCATCCAGCGTCACTACGAGGAAACACCGGCGCTGAAGGAGTTCGTGTTCACAGACCCCTTCGAGTGGGCGCTGCAGGATGAGCTGCACTGGCCCTATTACTTCGGAGCCGTCAACGTCACATTCGACGCACCGGCTCCAAGAGCGAAATGGAGCGACCTCGTATGAGCAGTAAATTTGTCTATGTTGGCCCGACGATTACCGGCGTGGCCACGCGAAACACGGTCTACGGCGAGATGCCCCCGGCGCTGGCAGCAGCGATAGAGGCAAGGCCGTATTTGACCGGCCTCTGCGTCCCGGTCTCAGGGCTGGCAAGCGCCATGGCTCAAATCGACCGGCAGCAGGGAGGGGTTTATACCCTTTACTCCAAGGCGCTCTCGGAGAGCGCAATCATTCAGAAAGGAGCGAACTAAGATGGCATATCAGCATGGTGTGCGGGTGCAGGAACAGGCAACCAGCGTCGTGTCCCCCATTTTGGGTACAGCTGGGCTTCAGGTCGTATTCGGCACCGCACCCGTCAACCTCGCGGACGAACCGTACAAGGTGACGAACAAGCCGATCATCGCCTACTCGTGGGCAGAAGCCGTGAAACAGCTCGGCTACAGCGCCGAGAAGAACGCGCTCGGACATCACCTCTACACCCTGTGCGAGTCCATGTACGCGAGCTTCAAGCTCTTCGGTGTGGCCCCGGTCGTTTTTGTGAACGTCCTCGACCCGACGAAGCACATCAAGAAAAACAGCAACGCGACCCTCGCGGTTGAGGACATGGAGGCCACGCTCAAGCTGACCGGCATCCTCGCCGACACCGTCAAGGTCACCGCCGAGGTTGAAGCTACCAAGTACAACCCCGTCACCCCCGTTTATGGCGACAATCCCGCCGCCGAGGGCTGGTACGTTCTCGTGGACGGTGAATACGTCGCCACCGAGGACACCGGCGTGGTGCGTGGCACGACCTACTACCGTCAGAACTTCGTCGACGAGATCGACGCAGAGGGCAATCCCTCGGAGCAGGGCTACTACGAGTACGATGAGGAATCCCACACCTACAAGCCCACTGAGGACATCGACGTCGAGGACGGCAAATCGTACTTCTCTGTGGAGTACGTCGCGGTCGACCCCGCCACCGGCAGCGACCCAGCCGCCGAGGGCTGGTACGTTCTCGTGGACGGCGAGTACACCGCCGCCACCGACACCTACGCCGTGAACGGTACCGACTACTACACCGAGGCCACCGAGACCGAGACCGTCACCCTGACGCTCGGCACCGACTACGTTCTCAGCTTCAACGATGACGGCCACCTCGTGGTGACACTGATCGCCGGAGGCTCCGCTGCCGAGGCGACCGAGATCACGGTGGAGTCCACCTCCATCGACCCGACCGCCGTCACGGCCAGCGATATCATCGGCGCGAGCAGCGGAGCCGAGGAAAAGGGCATGGAGGTGCTGCGTCAGGTTTACCCAAAGTTTGGCATGACCCCCGGCCTGATCCTCGCCCCCGGTTGGAGCCACATCCCCGACGTGGGCATTGTTCTCGCCGCGAAGTGCGAGGAAATCAACGGCTATTTCTCCTGTGAGGGCTTTGTCGACATCGACAGCACCGCTTCCGGCTGTACGGTCTACACCGGCGTGAAAGAGGCAAAGGAGAACGCAGGGTGCGCGTCGAAGCACATCATGCCCCTGTGGCCGTGCGTCGCGGTCGGCTCTATGATCTTCTGGTACTCGGCGATCATGGGCGCTTTGACGGCCTACGTTGACGCGAACAACGACGATGTGCCGAACCTTTCCCCCTCGAACAAGCTGATCGGCGCGACCGGCACCGTCCTCGCAGACGGCACGGAGGTGCTGCTCGACCAGCTGCAGGCGAATGCCGTGAACGGTTTCGGCGTGACCACCGCGATCAACTCCAACGGCTGGCGGACGTGGGGTAACAACACCGCCGCATATCCCGCCACGACCGACCCCAAGGATCGCTGGTTCTGCTGCCGCCGGTTCTTCAGCTGGTGGGGAAACAGCTTCATCCTGACATATGCCCAGAAGGTCGATGATCCGTCGAACCTTCGCCTGATTGAGAGCATCGTGGACAGCGAGAACGTGCGCGGCAACGCCTACGTTTCGCAGGGGAAATGCGCTGCGGCCTACATCGAGTTCAACGCCGATGAAAACACGACCGACACGCTTCTCAACGGTCAGCTGCACTTCCACCAGCACCTCTCCCCTTACGTTCCGGCAGAGGACATCGTCAACACGCTGGAATTCGACCCGGACGCTCTCAGGAACGCCCTGACCGTTTAAGGGAGGTAATGAACTATGAGCATTGCAGGAATCCCCGAAGTCATTCATGACTTCAACCTCTACAACGCGGGAAATCAGCTCACCGGCCACACCGGCGAGGTAACGCTCCCCGACTTCGAGGCGATGACCCAGACCATCAGCGGCGCTGGCATCCTCGGCGAATACGAGGCCCCGGTACCCGGTCACTTCGGAAGCATGGAGCAGGAAATCCCCTTCCGCTGCATCAACGAGGACTACTTCAAGATGGCCGACCCGACCGCATCGATGGAGCTGACGCTGCGCGGAGCCATCCAGTACAACGTCAAGGCGACCCAGCAGACCGACTACATGGGAATGCGCGTCGTGTTCCGTGGCCGTCCCAAGAAGATCGCCGTCGGAACGGTAAAGCAGCGCGGCTCCATGGACAGTTCCATCACGCTGGAGCTGACCTATATCCTCGTGGAGATGGACGGCAAGAAGCGCGTGGAGCTGGACAAGATCAGCGGCGTCTTCAAGATCAACAACGTCGACGTTCTCTCGAAGGTCAGACAGCTCACCTGATAGGAGGAAGCGGAAATGAGCGACAGCATGGATCTCACCACCAGCGTGAGCGCCGAAAGCGACACGCTGCTCACACTCAAAAAGCCGTACCAGTTCGAGGACAAGACCTACACGGAATTCGACCTCTCCGGCATGGAACGCCTGACCGCAGAGGATATGATCGCCGCAGAGAAGCTCCTCAACAGGGCCGGTATGTTCAGCCCCATCCCGGAAATGACGGTGGAGTACGTCTGCTTCATCGCCAGCAGAGTCACCAAGCTCCCCATCGAGCTGTTCAAGGGACTTCCGCCCCACGAGGCCGTCAGGCTGAAGAACAAGGTGACAGGTTTTTTCTACGGCACGGATTAAGGCCGGAGGACGCAGACCAGCTTCACTCGCTGTGCGTCCGAACGGCCATGATCCTGCACTCGGACTTTTCCTACTTCATGCAGATGCCCATCGACACGCTGACAAAGACGGTAAAGGAGGCGGCGAAGTTTGGCAAGCGGAAAGCAAAGCAAAGAATATAGCCTCGCCGTCAAGATCGCTGGAAAGATTGATCCTTCCCTCGGCGCGGCGGTGAGCAAAGCGCAAAGCACCCTCTCCAAGCTGGGAGGCTTCGCCGGTACCATGGCCAAGGCGGCAGGAATTGCCATCGGAGCGGCAACCACGGCAGCGGTCGCGTTCGCAAAGAGCGCCGTCGATGCGGGAATGCAGTTCGACTCGGCCATGTCGCAGGTCGCCGCGACGATGGGAACCACCGTCGACCAGATCGACCAGCTGCGGGACTTCGCCATGGAGATGGGCGCGAAAACAGCCTTCTCGGCCACACAAGCGGCAGAGGCGCTCAATTACATGGCGCTGGCCGGTTACGACGCTGAGACCTCCATGGCCATGCTGCCGAACGTCCTGAACCTTGCAGCAGCCGGAGGCATGGAGCTGGCGTCCGCTTCGGATATGATCACTGACGCGCAGAGCGCCCTCGGCCTCTCGTTGGAGCAGACCAGCGCAATGGTCGACCAGATGGCGCGAGCGTCCTCCAGAACCAACACCAGCGTCTCGCAGCTCGGCGAGGCGATCCTCACCGTCGGCGGCACGGCCCAATACATGGCCGGAGGCACCAACGAACTCAGCACCGTTCTCGGCGTTCTGGCCGACAACGGCATCAAGGGCAGCGAGGGCGGAACGCACCTCCGCAATATGCTCCTGAAGCTCTCCTCGCCGACAGCAGACGCAACCAAGCTGTTAAACCGGCTCGGCGTTCAGGTGTTCGACGCGGAAGGGAATATGCGGAGCTTCACCGAGGTATTCCCGGAGCTGAACGCCGCCATGGCCGACATGACCGACCAAGAGCGGCTCGACGCAATGGCTACGCTGTTCAATTCCCGCGACATCGCCTCCGCAACAGCGCTGCTCGGAACCACCACCGAGCGCTGGGAGGAACTGACCGCCGCGATAGAGGACAGTGCCGGAGCCG